CCGAAGTGGGACTTATTCCGGGTAAGGCTGAACTCTCCTTTGATGAAATGTGGGATCATTTCACTTTCCAGAATGATTTCCGTAAAAAGAAGAGTGAAAACCTTGCCAACGCCATTCGCAAGGAAGCAGGAATTGAGAAACCCGCTCCGCCTCCAACAGAGCAAGAAATCATGGATGAATTTGACAGAATTTTTAATCCAGACAAATTTTTGGAAACTTTAGCAGCAGAAGATAAGTTCCAAATCAAATTGGATGAAGAATTCACAGAAGCAGAAGAAGACTCCATCTTCGGTTCTGTAGCTCATTTCTTCCAAGTTAAGCAACGCCTCAACAAGATTCGTGAGACTTTCGATGAATACAAGACATCTTGCCATGCTGGGCTATCCCGCTTGTGGCAAGGTATGCGTTCATGTGTTAGTGTTGTGAAGAACAAGTTGTTGCATGTTGCCGAATTCTTGCTCTCGTTCTTGTCGTCAGCGGCTCAGACTACTATTCAATACCTACCTAGTGTACCAACTTCCAAAATTTTAACCGGTGTATGCACAGCAGCTTTGGCATTATTTGGAGTTTGGTACACTGGCCTGTTTCGTCGCCAGTCCTCTGACAACGGCACTGCTTGGTGCAAATTTAATCGCTCGCCTGATGATTCTGATTCCCCGTGTGATGCATGTACAACCTGTAAGATACTCCAGTATCCTAAACATGGTAACATGCTGGCTCACTTTTTGGAAAGGACGGGAATCAAATCTGTTCGCGATGATTTGCTCAAACACGGTATGTCGAGGGATGAGCTTGAAGACATTCGAGAGAGAATCAGAATTGAAGTGCCACGCCCGGAAGCACAGCGTATTATTGGACAATGTCCAGTACTGCAGCTTTCCGATCAGGGCTTCGTTGCAACTACAAAAGACGAAGCTTTTAAAGTGCTTGGTAACATCTGCTGGTTCAATTGCTCGTTTTGTAATCAGGCTGCACGTCTAACATATGACTCGCAGGATGAAGAAGATTGCATTCGTTGTGCCAACGAAATTATGCAATTACAAACAACTGCCCAACGTGTGTATGAGACGCAGCCACGTTCCATGAAACAAATGAACTACGCTCAGCGGGTTTATGAATCGCAACCCGCTGTTCCACGACAGAGACAGTTCGCACAGAAAGTGTATGAGAACAATCCTAGAATGCCCCGGA